CGACAGAAACATTTGGTTAAAGAATAAAAGAGGCATGGCGACTGGTGTAATCACTGGAGAAAAACATTCTCCTCTGTTTCCACAGGCTACCCATACTGTCGACTTTAACGATGAGTTGATGAATCACTATGGAGATAAGTTAGTCACAGATATACTTAGGCGAGATCAAGATGACAACACACCTGCGAAAGGCGAGGTAAGTAATTACACTGCCACTTTAAGCAAATTAGAGCAGTATTTTAACGAAAATAGAGAGAAACTAAAGGCTCATAGAGATGAAAAGCAAAACATAGAGTGGCAACTTGATACAAGGCAAAATCCACAACATGTTAGAAACTTTGAGCAAAGAGCAGCGTTAGAGCAAAGGCTCGCTGAACTTGAGCCATTGCTCGCAGAAGAAAGGAAAAAAAGAAGCGAACACAAAAAGACACTTAGGTGGCTTGATAGCAATCCTCGACATGACATAAATGAATTGTTTGAGATGATAAATAATCGAATAGACGGTGCTTCGGGTTTAGAAGGTCTTAGTTTAGAACAAGAACTTGCAAGATATGAGCGTGGTAGACGTGGAGGCTTTGGTTACACCAAGGGTCGAGAAAACAACAAACGGTCTGTTATGCAAGCAGATCTTGAGGCAATAACAAACATAGCAGAAGATGAAAGAGAAAAGTGGATTGATTCACAAGGTCTATCATTCGGTGACCCAAACAATATTCCTTTGTATCTAGGTAACCTTAGTATTTTTATTAGGGCTATGGAAAGAAGACTACATTCTGAAGATACTGGTGGAAAGTATGTAACTCTACAGAATCATTATGACCACAATACCGATATAGGTCGGACACATAAAACTCCAATTACACCCAAAGGTAATATCGATGGCAAAGGCACATTCAATTATTTCGGGCACCACGGCTCTAACGGTTCTAACATTGGTTTGGTTTCAAATATCAAACCCGTTTACAATTCCCGCAATGAACTAGTTCGCTTTGAAGAAGTCGAACCTTACTATTATGTGGGTAGAACTTTAACAAGACCTATGTATAAGCAAGTAGGCCATGAGTATGAGGCGATGTGGGGCGGACACATGGATAGAGGAGAGCAATATGGTGAAGAATTTGGAATTGAAGGAGGCTACAGGAAGATGGTAAGAAAGCAAGAAGACGCTACATTGTTGCTTGCGTCACTTTCTAATCCTGACATTATGCTCAAGAAAGATGGTGAATATCCAATCCTTCAACCGATGCATCGCATATTCAAATTAGAAGATTTAGAACACCTTCGTGGATTTAGTGGAGACTGGATTGTATCTGCTATGCCTGAAGGTCCGAGAGCATTCGTAGAAAAGAAGGATGACAAGATTACAGTCAGGGGCGATTTCGATCTTGATGATGATACCAAGAAAAACTTCTCTAAGATATCTAAGAAAGACTTTGTTGTTGACGTTGTACTTGCAGGTAAAGAATACAATGTCATAGATATTGTTGAGTATGAGGATAGTGATGTACACGATATGCCCTTACAAGAGCGCATAAAAATTCTAAGAGGCACTATGGAAAGTACAGAAAATGTATTGCTACCGGCTGCTCACAATCTAAGATTAACTGATGATGTTGGCTTAGAAGTCATAGTCAAAGACTTACTAAAGGAACACAAGCGATTAGTGTTGAGGGATGCCAACTCTACTTACATGAAAGGTGAAAACCGTCATCCAAAGTGGGTGTTGTATGATGAAGGTCAAGATGTCAATCTAATGGTTCTCGATAAAAAAGGTACATCGACCTTTACATATCGTTTGGGCACTGGCCCTATTACACATGAGGATTCTTTAGGAGATCGTGCCGTTGAGTATGAGGGTGATACTTACATGGATGTAGGTACATCATTCCAAACTAAGGATAATTATGAGGTTGGAGATATAGTTACTGTAAATGTTGACAGTATATCCGTTGCTGAAAATATAGATGGGGCTGACATTTACACGGTCAATAGTAATGAAATCAAAGGAGAGGCAGAAGGTGAAGGTGTATCTAGTGTAGAGACTCTTTCAATGTTCACTAAGTCTGAGCCTATGATGTGGCCGCATGAAATCGATAGAGATGGGGACAGGATAGTAATTAAGATGGCTGCAGGTGATGTAAGTTATCGTGCATCAGAAATCGATGGCGAGTGGTATATGTTTAATCCCAAAGCGGATAACACATGGCTGATTAGATTATCAGAAAGCCAAAGGCCATTTTGGTCATCGGTAGCCGGTGTTATGCTAAAGGCTGATTTATCATTGTATGATGAGGAGTCTAAAGCAGAAGTGCATGAATCTAAGAAT